ATTAAATGGCAGACAACAGTAGATCACTATTCGGTTTTCAGTTTAAAAGAAAAGCGATAGAAGACAACAAAAAACCAGTATCGTTTACACCAGATAACGAGGATGGTGCGTACGAGATATCACCGACAGGTGGTTATTTTGGCCAATACATGGATCTTAATGGAGATAAATTCCAAAATGATAAAGATCTAATTATGAAATACCGTTCGGTAGCAAATTATCCTGAAGTGGATATGGCTATTGAAGATATATGTAATGAAGCAATTACAGATGAGAATGGTATTATAGCTAAACTAAACCTTGATAATTTAGACCAAGCAGATAAAGTTAAAGAACTTATTCAAGATGAATTTAATAGGATTCTTAATTTAACTAACTTCTCTGCAAATGCATACGATACATTTAGACGTTGGTATATAGATGGACGTTTATTCTTCCATTGTATTATTAACGAGTCTAAACCTGATGCTGGTATAATTGAGATGAGACAAATTGATCCTACAAAGATTCGTAAGATCAAAGAGACTGAGAAGGTAAAAGATCCAAAGACTGGTGCTGATCTTGTAAAAGAGGTTGGTGAATATTACCTTTATCAAGATGATGTAATGACAAACAATGGTGAAGGATTACGTATTAACACTGATTCTATTATTCAGGTTAACTCAGGTCTACTCAACGAAGAACGCAATAAGGTTATTGGCTACTTAAATAAAGCCCTTAAACCTATTAACCAATTAAGTATGATGGAAGATTCCCTTGTCATCTATCGTATATCAAGAGCACCTGAACGTAGAATATTCTATATTGATGTAGGTAATCTACCTAAAGGTAAAGCTGAAGAGTATTTGAATTCTACTATGAACAAATACCGTAACAAAGTTGTATATGATCCTACCACAGGAAATATTAAAGATGAGAAGATTCATCGTAATATTATGGAAGATTTCTGGTTACCACGTAGAGAAGGTGGTCGTGGTACTGAGATTGATACACTTCCAGGTGGTTCTAATCTTGGTGAGATTGAAGATATTCAATACTTCCAAAACAAATTATATAGGGCATTAAATATCCCTATGAGCAGACTAACAGAAGCTGATGCGTTTTCAGTTGGTCGCTCATCCGAAATTACTCGTGACGAACTTAAATTTCAAAAGTTTATAGATCGTTGCCGTAATAAATTCTCAACACTTTTTTATGAAGCACTGAAGAGGCAGTTAATCTTGAAGAAGATTATTGTGCCAAGTGACTGGGTAAATATCCGCGAAGAGATTGTTGTTGAGTATTCCAGAGACAATTACTATGCTGAACTTAAAGATGCAGAAATCCTTAAGGAACGTATAGAAACGTTACAAATGATGGATGAATATATTGGAACGTTCTGGTCTAAAGACTGGGTACGTAGAAATATTCTGAAATTGGATGATGAAGCTATCAAGCAGATTGCTAAAGATAATAAAGATGATCCGATAGAACCTGGTGATATTAACCCAGATTTATCTGGTGCGACTATATAAACATATTGTAATACATAAAGTTTACTGGAAATAAACATTTTTATAAATACTATACAGAGAGATTATGACAACAAGAGAACTAATTGACAACATAAAAACGGGCGATGCACAACAAAGCAACAATACTTTTAATAGTATTATGCAAGATAAGATAATAAGTGCATTGGATAATCATAAACAAGAAGTTGCTTCGAAAATGTATGGAGCATCTAATGACGCTCCAGCGGTAGAAGAACCTGCTGTGGAGACAGAGACAGGGGAAGTTGAAGCGAATGCTGACGTTTAAGGAATCATTTAATGAAGTAATCGAAGCTAAATTGAAGCTCCCGAAGGGTGAAAAGGTAGCCAAGGAATTAACCAAACTTGGAAAAAAGAAAAATGTGACCGCTGTTATCACAAGCAAGTTTAACTTATATATTGATGGTGTCAAGCTTGATAAGTATAAAGATTTAGCTAGTGCTGAAAAAGCAGTTAAAGAATTCATCAAATTAATGGGAGCGTAAATGAAGTTAATCACAGAATATACTCAGCACCAACTTGGCTATTCAATAGAGGAAGCTAAGAATGGTAAGAAGAGTACCTTTTTAGAAGGTGTTTTTATGCAAGCTGAGAACAAAAATAAGAATGGACGTATATACACACGTGAAGTTCTTACAAAAGCCGTTGATAGATTTGTCAACGAGCAAGTTATTACAGGTCGTGCAGTTGGTGAATTGAATCACCCTGAGGGCCCTTCCATTAATTTGGATAAAGTTTCTCACAGAATTACTGAGCTAAGATGGGATGGTAATAATGTGATGGGAAAAGCACTTATTTTGGATACCCCTATGGGTAAGATTGTAAAAGGTCTTGTTGAAGGTGGCGTGCAACTTGGAGTGTCTAGTCGTGGTATGGGAAGCCTTTCTATGAAAGATGGTGTTAACTATGTAGCAGATGATTTTATGCTGAACACAGTTGATATTGTCCAGGATCCTTCTGCCCCTAATGCATATGTAAATGGCATTATGGAAGGAGTTTCTTTTGAGCAGGATAGACCTGGTCATTTCGTTAAGGTAATTGAAGAAGGTGAGACAGAAGTGAAAGAATCTAAAGTGACGTTCTCGGAAGAGCAACAATCGGCAGGTTTTGAGCATTTCCTCTCTAAACTATAATCTCTATAGGAGAAAACATAATGTCTGAAGTTAAAGACGAAATTGTTGAAGATGTAGCAGAGGTTATCGTAGAGGATACGGAAGTAGAAGCAACGGTGGAAACACCAGAAGCACCTCTTACGGAAGCTCGTACAGTATCAGCAATACAAGCCTCAATGACAGGAATGTCTAAAGAGGGCCTTGACGCGATCTTCGAAGCAGCGAAAAAAGCAGAAGCGAAAGCTAAAGTGGAAGACGATGAAGAAGAAGAGGACGATGAAGGTGATGAAGATGAAGGCGATGTTGAAGAAGGTAAAGCTAAGAAAGAACAAGTAGATGACGAAGGTGATCTAGAAGGTAAATCAAAAGCTAAGAAAAAGAAAGTCAAAGCTGATGATGGTTCTGAAGGCGATACAGTAGAGTCTAAAAAGAAATTTAAAGAAGATGTTGAAGCGTTAATTAAAGACGAAGATACATTATCTGAAGGTTTCAAAGCGAAAGCTGAGACTATCTTTGAAGCAGCACTGCAATCAAAAATCATTTCTGAAACAGCAAAATTAGAAGAGAGATATGCTTCTGATCTAGCTGGTGAAGTTGAAGCTATTAAAGAAGATTTAGTTGACAAAGTTGACGGTTACTTAACATATGTAGTCGAAAACTGGATGAAGGATAACGAAGTTGCGATTGAGCATTCTTTGAAGTCTGAAATCACTGAGTCATTTATTGATTCACTAGGTCAGTTATTTAGTGAGCACCACATCAATGTGCCTTCGGATAAAGGAGACATCTTAGATGCTCTATCTGAAGAAGCAAAAGATGCTAAAGCTCAGTTAAATGACGCAACTGCAAATGCTATGGAACTTGCTGAGCAAGTTAAAACTTACCAACGTAAGGAAATCGTAGCAGAAGCATGTGAAGGCTTAGCGGCAACTGAAGCGGCAAAAGTAAAAGAATTAGCAGAGGCTGTTGAAGCTGATGATAACGAATCTTTTGCATCTAAAGTAGCTACAATTAAGGAATCTTACCTTAAGAAAGATACCGCGGTAGAAGCAACTCCGGAAGTTGATGCTATTACTGAGGATACACAAGAACAAGATGTTTCGGATTCAATGAAGAAGTATCTAAGCGCAATACAGCGCACAACGTCCATCTAATAGGAGAATTTTAAATGGAAATTAATAGACAAGTATTACAGGAAAAATGGGCTCCTGTACTTGAGTCTCAAGAAGCTGGCAAGATTACTGATGCACACAAGCGTCAAGTAACTGCTGTCGTTCTAGAGAACCAAGAAAAAGCATTATCAGAAGAACGTTCTTTAACGGAAACTGCTGCTAACGCTACTGGCTCAAACATTGATAATTGGGATCCTGTCCTAATTAGCTTAGTAAGACGTGCGACTCCTGCAATGTTAGCATTTGATCTAGTTGGTGTTCAACCAATGACTGGACCAACTGGCCTAATCTTTGCAATGAAGTCTAAGTACAGCACTCAAGGTGGTACTGAAGCATTGTTCAACGAAGCTGACACTGGATTCTCTGGTGCTGCTTCTGGCGATACTGGTGCTGCGGATGCTGGTAACAACGATCCGTTCTCTGGTGACGATCCTACTTCAGGTGGTTCAGTAGGTACTGACGCTGATACTGTTGCTGAGTATATGCCTGGTTCAGGTAATGCTACGGCTACTGCTGAAGCACAAGGTAACTCTGGTCCTGCTATTCCTTCAATGGCGTTCTCAATCGATAAGACTACTGTGACTGCAAAGTCTCGTGCTCTTAAAGCTGAGTACACTACTGAATTAGCACAAGACCTTAAAGCTATCCACGGTCTTTCTGCTGAAACAGAACTTGCGAACATTCTTTCAACTGAAATTTTAGCTGAAATGAATCGTGAAATTATCCGCCTTGTAAACATTGGCGCGAAAGTTTCTACTCGTGGTGCTGCTGCTGGTACATTCAATGCTACTAACACTACTGATAACGGTGGTGCTAGATGGTCAGTTGAGCGTTATAAAGCTCTAGTTCAAGCAATTGAGCATGAAGCTAACCAAATTGCTGTTGACACTCGTCGCGGTAAGGGTAACTGGGTACTAGTATCTAACAACGTTGCTGCGGCATTAAATGCTGCTGGCGTTATGGACACTGGTATGGGTGCATTAGGTGCACAGCAAATGGATTCTGACGTAACTGGCGGCTTGCTTGCTGGTACTTTGAATGGTAACATCAAAGTTTACGTTGACCCATATGCTGGTGTAGACTATTTCAACGTTGGTTATAAGGGTACTAACCCATATGACGCTGGAATGTTCTATTGCCCATATGTTCCATTAAGCATGATGAAGACAATTGGTGAGAATGATTTCCAACCAAGAATCGGATTCAAAACTCGTTACGGTATTGCTGACAATCCTTTTGTCACTGCAGGAAATAACAACAACGTATACTACAGAAAACGTAAGGTTACTAACCTATAATTTTCTAAATATACACAGTGAAATCCCCCTTAATTGGGGGATTTTTCTTTATAAATAACATTATGCCAAACTTTTTAAATCCATCGTCGTTTGTTTTAACTCTAGATAGCCAAGCTTATTCTGGAGCAGAATTCACGATTCAAACAATGATCCTTCCTGATGTATCAGTTGAAGGTGCTGCATTAAATTTTAAACAAATTAATGTAGGTAGAGCCGGTGATAAAATTAATTTCGGATCATTTGAAATATCATATCTTATTGACGAAGATCTTTTAAACTATAAAGAGATTTTTGATTGGATGAAATCTAATGTAGAAACAAAACACGCAACAACAACTTCTTCAGATCATTATAGAGACTTAACACTTACTGTTATGAACTCAGCAAATAATGTAACAAAACAAATCAAATTTGTAGATGCTTACCCGACAAGTCTTTCATCTCTTCCATTTGATATCACAACAACTGATGTAGAATATCTTACTGCAGTTGCCGCATTTGATTATTCCTATTACGAATTCGTATAAATAAATAGGGCAACGAAGCTCCCACAATGACAACGAAGTCCTTTTTAATTTTAAAAGGAATACACAATGAAAACATTACTAGAATACGTATGGCTAGATGCCGAAGAGCAATTACGTAGTAAAATAAAAATTGCTGAAGGAGATATACAAGAACTAAGCTTAGTTCCAAAATGGTCATATGACGGTTCGTCTACCGGCC